AAGCGTTCACCTGGATGAATCTCTACCCCTGTAAGATAAAAAATTGCATCTGGTGAAGAGACTAATAAATGAGACATGTTATAGTGCGCCATACGCGCTCTGACGCGCTCTAAACGATTTTGAACCATGGACTCTCTCCTTTAAAACCGTATTTAGGATACCATACTCATTATAACGAATCTTAGCAAAAGAAAAAAGACCTGAAATATCAGGTCTTTTCATGGTGCCGAAGGCGGGGGTCTATAAATTAGCAAATCGATAAAAAGATTAATAAACGGCATAGCAATTTCAATGCTTCAAATAATAATCTTCAACTTAATTCAACGTTTTATATAAAACCAGGTGGTTAAAAAGTGGTTAAATTGAAAAAAGGCGACCTATTGGCCGCCTTTCATAATTTCTTCTATATAATTATCCTTTTCGTAGTTTTCTAAAACTAGCCTGCTAATCGTTTCTGATTGTGCTTTAATGAGCTGGTCTTGCGCTTCAATTAATTGTATTATCTCCTGGTAGTCCTTCATTGGTCTGCTCCGTATATGCTTCGTCTATTAGTTCCATGTCCTTCACTTCGCAACCGATGTAAATGCAATCTTCTCTTTCCACTGGAGGAAGTTCGACGACGTACTGTGTTTGTTGATCAAACTCAGGCACTTCTCCGTGCACTATTAATTTTTCCATTTTTGCTCACCGCCTTTCTGCATTCTGTAATGCTGATGTAGGGCTTTACGTGCTTGTGATAAAAATTGTAACTGTTCGTTCTTTTTATCCAGCCCCAGTAAGATATAACCGCTGAATAGTCTTTAATGGTCGGTTTTGGTTTGTTTCCGATTCTCTTTAGCCTTCTTTTGATTCTGAGATAGTTTCTCCTTCTCAAAGTCGTGTGGTTTCTGTAAAACTTCACACCGAGAAAATCAATCGGTCTAGAGTCTACTTTGAAAACTTGCCAGTTGTCTTTCATATCAAGCCCAATCAAATTTAGTTGCTTTACTATTTCAATTCTCGCTTTGTGTAATTTCTTTTTGTTCGGTCCTAAAATCACCAAATCGTCAACATATCGAACGTAATATACAGTTCCGTTTAGCGTTTTGATATAGTGGTCAAGTTTCGTTAAAAAGAAATTTGCGAACCATTGGCTGGTATAATTGCCTATCGGCAACCCTTCTGCGCTGTCGATAATGCTGTCAATTAGCCATAGAACATCATTGTCTTTGAATTTTGTTCTCATTGATTCTTTTAAAATAGCGTTACTCACAGTCGGGTAAAACTTACTCACATCCATCTTTAAGCAATACTTCGTGTTCTTTCTGTCGTTTGAAATCCATTTTCTCATGGCATTCTGCCCGAAGCTTGTGCCTCTGTTTGGTATACTACCGCAATTATAACGGTACATTCCTTTCATAAAAATAGGTTCAATGATCAGCATTAACGACCAGTGGATTATTTGATCCGGATAAAACTTAGGCTTTGATATTGTCCTTTCTTTTTGGTTTGCTCCATCTTTGATTGTTGCGACCGTGTATGGAGAAGGCTTGTAAGTTTTGTATTTAAGCATTTTGTGAATTTTTAGCGCGTATGCATCTATATTTTCTAAGATGCGCTTCACTTCTTTGTGATGTCTTTTGCCTAGAGACGCTTTTCTGATGGCTAGTTTTATATTTTCTACTTCGTATATTGCTTCATATAAGTGTCCGATTCTTTTCATGATTACCTTTCTTATTAGCCTCGCGATGTTTCGACAGCGCTACTAGACCGCGCTCTTTGTGGCTTTAGTTTTAGCAAGTGCTAAGGAATATAGAGTGCAATTTGTGTTCTAATAAGATGGCGAGCGCCGATGTTCAGGTTCGTGTTCGACGACGAATTGTTCAGATTCCAGTACGAAAGGCCCGCATTCGACCCATTGTTCCAGTTACCGCCCAACTGGGCAACAGCGCGCACCCTATATCCCTATGATTTAAAACCTTCTTCGGGGGAGAAATCCCCCGTTCCCCCTTTAAAGAGGTTTTCTAAGAAGGCGAGCGCCGATGCTCAGGGACGCGCCCGACGACGAACTGTGCAGAGCCCAGTACGAAAGGCCCGCACCCGACCCATCGTTCCAGCGACCGCCCAACTGGGCAACACGTTGCCCTGTTGATTGATAATAATAATCTGAGTAGAACGTCGTGCTCGATGCGCCTTCTGCCGTTTTGGTGATTTCAGCAAAAGGAAGTAGCGGGTCAAATCCCATTTCTTTCGCATATCCATCGACAGATGCGTTTACGTAGCCAAGCTGCTCGTAAGGAGCTGCGAATAGATTCGAAGCATAGCTATTTGCGTCTTTGCATACCCACGACTGGCGTTCGTTGATGTTGATGCCGTCGATAAATTGCCACATATCTCCGAAGATTGATTCAATACCCAGGAAGGCGCAAGGTGTTTTCCCGTCGTTCGCTTCTTTCCAGCCGATTTGAAATGGTGCACTCCAACCAGTTTTATATCCGACATTGTAGACGATATTGCCAATAGAGATATTGACCGCCGCACCGTCAAATACAAGGGCTTTATTTGATGCATCGTAGACGTTAATGGCTGTAATTTGCCTATTTGTCGCTATTTGGTTCCCGCCGAGAGATGTTCCTATTCCGATTGCTTGCCCAACTCGATACTGGTCTGCTTGTGCATTTGCTAAAACGATTTGATTAACGCCTGTTCCTGCGACTACCGCAGTGTGCGTTGCGGAATATTGACCAGCTGTATAACCTTGCATAATCGCTTGAGTGTTTAAATTAGCAAACATGACGTAGAACAATGCTTTAATGGCGTCTATTGCGTGCAAATCCATTTGCTGATAACCAGCACCGTTTGCTTTTGCTTTGTCTCTGAACTGAACGATGTTTAATCCATTTGCAGGGAATCTGTTAGGCTTAGATTCAAGCTTTAGCGTGTCGACGCTTAATGACGCAAGGTGTTTTCCTATTTCGACATAGTCATTTACTTTCCCTGTAGCAAAGTTGTAAAAGCACCAAGGCGCCCACGCTCCGGCAAATGGCTTTCTAGATATTTGAATCGAACGGAAGTTATCTCCATCAACTTTTTTAACATAAAATAATGGCATCCAAACAAACTTATTTCCGTATTGGTCTTCTGTTTCCTTAAAATCTCTAAATATTTCTGCGGTTAGAAAATCATTTTGTCCATTAACATTTGCCACCATGCCAATTGCATCGTCAGTGCGCGTTAGTACGGGGTTTGCTACTTTGGCCCAACTTACGCCGTAAATCTTGGCTTTTGAACCTAAGTTTGCACTCCCCCATCCATATATATTTCCGTTGAATCCCATATCACTATTCCATCCTGTATTGGATTTTCGCACCTGCATCCCCCGCTTTTATATAAAATACCTTGTTTCCTAAATTAGCAGTAAACACCGACACTGTTCTCACGGACTCGTTTAGCACATACGCCTCTTCATCATCGGCGCCCGTGATGGCCGACTCAGTCTTAAACAGGATGTCTCCCTCTAAAAGCGCGAGGTTTACTCTCGTTCCTAGCGTGTTGAATGTAATTACCTCATTTGCCGCAAGTGTTTTTCTCATTTGATCCTCCCGTTTAACTTGAATACTTTTACGATCAGCTCAGGAAAGTACTTCCCGATAGGATCGTTCTCGATTGACTTCCTTACTCTTTCCCAGTCCTCAACATTCGTCGATGCCGCGCGCATGATTTCCATGTAGGTAGGTTCGTCGCTGAAACTTTCTGCGACTGTAGCTGAATAATCAATCCATGGTAATTCTCCATGACTGGTCCACTGCCTGCCGTTTAACCCATCAATTTTCTTGATGTTAAAGCATGCCGTGATTTGTACACCGTCTGTCCATGATGGCGTGCATTCGATAACCTTCCCGGATCCAATGTAAATACCGATATGCCCCTGCATCCACACCACTTCGCCAGGTTTGATTTTCTCGAAGTTCATCGATTGATTTTTGCACATCTTAATCATCACGTTTGCATTCACATCAGGAACGTTGTTTGCGGTGTACTTAGCGCCACCATAAGGTGCCGAGCTGCCAACCCATCCCCAGAGAATCGCTTTAATAAGGCCGACGCAGTCAAATGCAAAGTACCCTTTACCTACTAAGCCTCTAAACCTTTTAATCCTTGGTGCCGTGTACCAGGTGCGATACTGATTTGTCTTTTGGTCGATTAGCGTGTTCGTGAGCTGCGCCCCGAACGTGCCCCACAGGTAGGCCGTCTTAGACTTAGTTATTGACACCGCTCTAGCTACGAAACTCTCACTCGTCATCATGATTATCACCGATTAAGTCCTTGAACATTTTGATGTATTGCTCTGCAAGCTTTTTCACATCAAGCGCTTTTACGTCGGCTAGCCCCTCTAATACGATATAGGAAATGAGTGATGCGACTGCGCCGATCAGTGCTGCTACTCTTTCGATGGTTCCTGATTCAGCGCCAGCCATTTCTAAACTACAAATCGCTACAGCTGTAATCACGGCCCAAAGTTTCCTAGAGGTTAGTTTCCTCTTCCAGTCGATTTTGTTCATCTGCACTCTCCTTTTCTATTTTCTTTTTTTTGATGCCACTTATCAGCCACAGTTCGCCCGTCATCGATAGAAACCATCCCTCTATCAACCTTTCAGGTTCCGAACCAGTGTGCCAAAACACTATAAAGACGCCTAGAGAAAAAAAGACATTGAGCACTATAATCAGTGCCACAATGCCTTTTGAGTATTTAGGAGTCTTTTTAGGTGCTTTAGGACGTTTCATTTCTATCACTCCTTCGAGTGGTCCAACCTTTGACTTCTTCGTGTAAGCTGTCGATGGTCCCGTTTCCGCCTAATGCTTTGTATGATTGATATAATGAGTTGAAGTTTTCTTTTGCGTAAATCGGCATGCACTTTTCGTCGCAATGTCGGTTGTATATTTTAATCATTTCAGTTCTTAAGAGTGCAATTACGCCATGCTCTACGGCTGTATAGTTGCACTTGATTTTTTTAAATTGGTTGCCAATGCTTACGACTTGTCTTACTAGGATCCCCGAAACTGTTACAAATAAGAATTGCAGCCAGTATTTTACGATAAATTCTTCCATACTCACCTCTTGAGCGCGTAGATTTCTGCATTTACTTCCCTGCGTTACCATTAAACTAATCCTTTTAGTTCTTCTGTCAGTACTTCTATCATCTTCTGATGCTTCACGATGCCTTCTTCGGTTGCAGCAATAATCTCAGCGCGTTCAAAAGAACATTCATAAAGTTTTAAGTTGAGTTCAAGTTCGTACTTCTGCCGTTCTAGCTGGTTAATCTTCATTTGAATAATCGTTTTTTTCTCTACCGGCGATAGCATGCCGCACCTTCTTTCTATAAATACAGATTCGCAAGTTCTTCATTGAGGACATCTAGTATTGATTGTTGCTTTACGATTTCCGCTTCGAGGTTGGCCACCTGGTCTAAGTCTCCCAAAGCAGTGGCGATTTTCTGTTCAACCTCAAAATGATATTTGTCCATGGATATCCGTTTGATTTGCCGCTGAAGATATTCAGCTTTTTCTTGTTCTGAAACCATGCGCGCTCCTTTCTACGGCAGTGCGTTGTAGTTGTTGGCGATGTTTATCCAGTTTTGAGCTAATATTATGTCGTTCCACTGTGGATAGCTAGGATAACTCACATAATAGTTGGTGGCGATCATTTCAATTGCTCTTAGCAAGTCTCTGACATCAAAAGAGTCTATTACTGCTCCGGCAACAACTTTGTAAACGTAATTGTTTATAAATGAATAGCTAAATGGCCATTTTATCGCCATTAAGTCAATCAGCGCGTTATATTCTGCTGCTGTTATTTTGATTTCCTCATCTACATTTACTGGAAAAGACCATTGGAATCCTACACCATGTACGTAGGTTGCAACCGTACCTTTTGAATACCTGTAATTTGAATCTTCTGCAATTACTTTTATGTCGTAAGGTCTTTCTTGGTCTAAGTTGATCAGCAATGACTTGTTAGTGGTTCTTCCTTTAAACCAGAACTGATTCGAACCACTTACCGCTGCCAGGACTAAGTAATATGTTCCTGCTGGGTTTGATGATTGCCACGTGATAGTTGCCTGTATGGCCGATATCTTTGTTCCTTGAACGCTTGTTACTTCAGACGGATGTGTGTTAGAGACTGTCATAGGCACTTTAGCGGCTTCATAAATCCAATAGTTTGCCGTATACGTAGAATTTCTTCCATAGTCCCACGGAATATAGAATTTTCCGCCATCTCCCCAATTGGTTCCCCACGAGTTTTGAACTATCCAGTGAAGTTTTCCGCTTATTACAGTGGCTCCTGTTATCAAAGCGGCGTGTACGCCTGCGTATCCGTTTGTAGGTGGAGGCATTATTGAACTCGGACCACTTAGCGTATTAAAACCGTATGGATAACAAAATGCAATTGCGACACAGCCGTAACTTTGAAGATAGCTATGAATTTTAGCGGCGTCGTAAAAGTCAAAAGCTTCAGGGGTTACAAATTTTTGTTTTAAAGCGTTTTGAGCTGCGTAGGCTGGGATGTTATTGTGAAGCGTTACGGAATCTGCGACACTCATAGTATCTAGCGGGATTGATGCTTTGTTATTGGCGATGTCTACCCTTGGCGATCCATCTACCATCACTTGTGAAATTGTCCCCACAAAAGGCATCCCTGATTCGTCTGCTCCGGCAAGCCCGTTTCCATAAATGTAAGACGCGCTATAGTTTTCAAACTCTGAGCCGTAAGATTTCATTTTGCCGACATCCATGGCTGTGGCGAGTGTCATTGCTACGCAGTTTCCGTATATAATTTGATTTCTAATTGTGGGGGACAATGGCGTGATTGCCGTTAATGGCGGTGCTATTCCTTCTGGTCCCTGAAAATTTACACTTCCAAACTCAACTAAAGAACCGCCCACAGTACATTTAACCTTCACTTTGTATGTTGCGCCAGGCATAAATGCCGTTGATGATCCAAACGTTAATGGACCTACTGTTAATGTTGTTGTAGCGACCGTGGTTATTTCGCCTGATGCATACCATATGTTTCCGTATATATCACCAAACTCCATTATGAATGGATTGAGTGTATTTAGGTTGACTGCGTCTTTCGTGAGCTTGAATTTGAAACTATTCCGCGTGAGTTCTTCGATGGTTACTGTTCCGTACACAGAGTCACCTCTTTGTCTATGATGCACCCACTCGGATAAATCGGCTGATAATCAAGCGGCCTTGGAAGATAAGCTTCAGACTTTGTTGGTTGGTACAAAGATCTAATCGTCTCAACGGTACCGTCTAGTCTCGTGATTTTCGCCTCTACCTCATAGAGTTTGCTTATATCGAGATTCCCGTAGTAGATTGGCTTTGTTCTAAATGGATACTCTGCATCAATATATGCCTTGATGTAGTTTAGTTTATCGATTGAAATTCGAATATCCTTGTACTCACCATCAAGTCCCATAATGACCATTGCAAGGCCGTATTCACAGTACGGATATTCAGTGGAAATCAATACCTCTGTCATCACCCATACCTCGCTTTCACTCCGGTTGTATTCCCATAAACAGTTAGGTCGCCATTCACTTTAAGCCCACTGCTCACATTCACAATATTAGCCTTAAGATTGATGCTTTCTAGGTTAGTAGGAGGTGTCGTGTCACTGGCGGTGGATCCGGTATAACCGATTGTCAGATACGGTCCGATGTCCCTCGAGCTCACGATTGCCGCGTCCCAATTTGGTCCAGCGGCTAACCTTACCATGGAGTACGAATCGTTTTGGTTAATACCGATTTTCAATCTTTGAAGGGCAGTCATTTGATTTCCAATGATCTTATCCGCTGCCACAGTGCCAGTGTAAACTCCGGTTGCAGTGATATATGTTGAATATCCTGACGCGAGCCATGCTGATAGTGCTTGAGCGTCCGTGTATGCATCCGGTACCGGAGGTTTGTCTGTGACATTTGCCCAGCTGATCGTAGCATAAGGCCCCATCGTGACGTTTGTTCCTACCACTAGGTTTTCTATTTGCGCAGCGGCTATCTTGGCGTTTGCCGTGTTGATGTTTTCAGCATAGATGGTGCCCTTGAAGTTGCCGTCACCATCAATCACGATTTCTTTAGCCTGCAGTTTACCATTTGTGTCTACATAAAAATTACGCTGTAGGCCTTCCCCAGTGTCAGAATACACGCTGATTCCCTCAGTCGCATTCATTACCGTTCTTGCTTTATCGTCGTTCCTAACGCTCTCAAAGCCGTTTTCGGCGCTAATCCTATTGCCGTTATAATTGACGCCCTTTGCCACCATGGAAGTTTCAATTCGATAAATGCTGTCTTCCAGGCTATTCACATAGTTGCCCACCTCGAACTCAACCTCTTGCGGATTGTACGGGTTTGTGGTTATGCTAACGATCCTTAAGGTCACATTGATGTCCAGGCGGTCATATCCGAGCGTCACGACGTCCCCGATAGCTAAGTCTGCAGGGTTTTCTAATGCACACTGGTATGAAATCGTCGGATTTCCATTTTCATCGAGCGTCCTTTTATCCACGCTTTTTGAGATCACAGTGACATTGTTACCTGCCATTAGGTCTTTAGGTACTGCGCTTCCCCTCTGCGTGAGAATCGATACGACGAACCCGTCAAACTCAATTTCCCCACCCAATAACGCAACATACCCCATCAACAAACCTCTTCTACTTGTGGCTTGCTGGATGGAGTATGTTAGCGGCTCTGTGAACTCAACTGTACCAGATATGAACCCTGTGCCTTCTAGGATTTTATCGAGTATCTGAATCGGCGTTCCTATTTCGGTAAAATAGTCTTTATTATATTCAGGCTTGTTTAGACGATAACTGACGTGCTCGCATTCGATATCGGCCACCGGAAGGTTACTCCCGCTTTGACCTCTTGTGAACTTCGCTATGTCGAAATAGTCTTTGCCAAGCCCTATCACATTGTACTCATTAACGTGTCTTGATAGCCTCTCGTCGAGTTCTACAGAGAAGTCTAGCAAATTATCGCCGTTGATGATTTCGCGCCTTGACGCCTCTAGAACGGTGTCGATAACGATTACTTCCTGAGGCGAGGCTTCCAATATTGTGATTAAACTCATATTGGAACCACCCCCATGCCTCTTGATCTGCTGCTGTTTCTGTTGAACTGGACTTTGCCTGTTGCGGTGGCCACTTTTTTACTATCCAGATATAAATTGGTTGTTGAGCTTCCACTTTCAATCGTCATTCCATTGCCCGCCCCGTTCGCGTTGATGATCGTGCTTGTCGTCATTCTGGTTTTAAGTCCGTTCATGGCTTTGTCTATTAAGCTTTTTGAACTGTTAATACCATCTGCGATTCCGGCCGGAATCCATTTGCCTACCTCTGAAGCCATTACCTTAGAAGGCGAGTTGATTCCTAGCGCGTTCTTAATGCCTTTCGTGAAGCCACTTGTGAATTCTTTTACTTTATCGCTGAGCCATGTGATTTTTTCTTGAACCCCTGACCATAATCCGGTGACAATGTCCTTGCCAATTGACGGCATTTTTTTAGGAATCTCCTTGATCCCGTCCACTACAGACGTAACGAACTTAGGAATTTCAACCTTCGCAGTAGCGACCATATTGGTTGTCCATACGCCTAAATTTGTAATCGCCTCAGATAACGCGTTCAGGATTTTACCAGGTAGCTCTTTAAAGAAGGCAACCATATTGCTTAGCGCTTTAGGGACTTCTGTTTTAATCCACTCCCCGAGATTTGTGCCGAACTTTACTATGTTTCCGATAGCTAAACCGAATATATAGCCTAAGTTTTCGGGTAGTTTTTCGAAGAATTCTTTTATTTTAATCGGCAGTTTTCTAAACCATTCGATTGCATCGTTGTAACCTTTCTCGATCGCAGACCATGCGCTTGAAAACGCCTTTGAAACGCCATCCCAGAGATTTGAAAAGAACTCTTTAATGGAGTCCCAATTCTTAATAATCAAAAATGCCGCCGCAGCTAGCGCGCCTACCACTGCAATCGCGATTCCTGCAGGGCCTAAGAAGGCGCCGATAGCAGCGACGATCCCTCCACCTCCAGTGATTGCCGCAGATGCGGCTGCCATTCCGGCAGTCACGAACGATGCTGCACTTGCAATACCACCTGCTATAGAGATGAGCGGACCTGCAGCAAGGATTAATGCACCTACCGCTAAAGTGGCGTTTTGCATTTCTGGCGTCATTTTTCCAAAACCGTCGATTAGATTGCTAATTGTGTCTGCTGCCGATTTCATAGCAGGCACTAAGTTTTCTTTTATTATCGGCGTTAATTTCTCTAAAACTGGTAGGAATGCCGCTCCAAGTTCTGCACCTGCAGTTTTCAATACCGCTTGAATTTGCTGTAAAGAGTCGTCGAATTTACCTAGGGCGTTTACGTTTTCATCTGACATAACAGCGCCGACATCATGCGCTTCTTTTTTGAGCCTGTTCAGCTCGTCACCGCCAGCTGCTATCAGTGGATTAAGCTCCGCGGCTGATTTACCGAACAACTCCATGGATAACGCATTTCTTTCGGTTTCGTTAGCAACTCCCCCTAGAGCTTCCAGCGCCTCTGCCCAGACTTCTTTTGCATCTCTCATGCTTCCGTCGGCATTTGTCGTTTCAATTCCTAGCTCTTTAAACGCTTGCGCTTGGGCACTTGTGTCTGTTTTTGCCGCCGACATGCTCTTTGTTAGTTTCATCATGGAGGAAGTCATCGTTTCGACTTCTACATCTACAAACCTCGAAGCATATTGTAATTCTTGCAGTTCTTGAGTTGTTAATCCGGTTTTATTTGATAGAGTAATCAGCTCATCTGCTCCGCTTGCTGCGGATACTGCTAAACCGGTTAATCCAGCTATTGCGCCCATCGCCGGCATCGTAACGCCTTTAGTTAATGTGGATCCCGCACTGGATAAGTCTTTACCTGCATTTTTCAAATCTTTTGAGATTTGCTTAAAACTCTTTTGCATGTCAGTGAGGTCGGCACCGACTTTAATCATTAAAGATCTAATTACAGTGCTCATTTTAAACCTCCCATTTCATCAATTGCTTTGCTCATTGCATCTGATAGTTTCTTAATGACATATGCTTCCGTTTCGTCTGCTGCAGGCCTTAAAAATGGCTGTTCTTTTACTACGCCAACTGAATTCCCATTGATTACTATTTTGTGTCCTAATTCAACTCTGGATGTATGTCCCGCTTTTCTGCCTCTGTATGTCACTTTACTAAAAATTCTGAACGGAAATTTTTTGCTGATTTTAGCTTTTCCCAGATATAAGTTTGATTTTAACAACTTAGTTTCACCTTCTGGCGCTTTCGATATCGCTTTTTCAAGCACTGTTTTTCCGGCTTCATCGGAAGTATCTTTTAGCATAACTAGCGCATCGTCTCCGAGACTCAAGAACGCTTTTATGAGTTCATCAAGCCCTTCTACCTCTGTTTGTGATTTGCTATAGATTGCCATCAGTTACCTCCACCACTTCTCCGCCGAAAGCCGCATTTAATAGCATCACCATAGCGACCATATCTTCTTCCGTTTGCACTTTTGGAGTATCTTCGTAATCAAATTGGATAAGCGAATCTAAATTCGGCAAAACTTTACTGCGCGCAAATGCTTCAGCGTGCCATGCGGTATAGATCAATTCGTTTCGCCTCAGTGTCGCTCTTCTTACATAACCTTTAGCCATATGGTAATACTCGGCCCACGTTAACGACCAAAACTCATTTGGCAACAACTGCATTTCTCCGACTGCAAATTTAAAGCTTGCAGAAAAGTCTAGGTATTCTTTTTCCGACTCTTCTGCATCAATTCGTTTGGGCTTTCTTCACCTGTTTCAAACGCCACTTTTACAGCTTGGCTTGTTTTCTTGATAACATCTGCGAGGCTTTTGGCGTTATCGTCGATCAGCTTTACGGCGTCTTTTAGCGTAAGTTCTGGTTCATCTTGCATAAGCATCACCCAAATCAATTCCTTGCACAATTCCATGGTGAAATTGTCGTCGAACTCAGTAACTTTTTTTCCGGTGAGCTGTTCGAAATCGCTTGCTGCTCCCATTCCAAATCTCAGTTTTCTTGGCTTATCCAGTTCTATAATTACAGATTGAATCATCTTCTTACCTGCTTTCTAAAATATAAACGGGAGGCATTAGCCCCCCGCCGATTCATTATGCCCTAACTACGCTGAATTTATACGTTTTAGGCGCTTTGTTAGCTTCGGTTACCTTGACAACTACAGGCGTAATACTGCCGGCAGCTCCGAGCGTGATCGCTGAAGATGCTTGGCCAGTAGCCACTACCGAGTCGTTAACAGTGATGACACCAGATACTGCTGTAGGTGTGAACGTGACTGATGATACACCAGTAAGCACGGTTGCGACGTATTCGAGCGTGTTGGTGTTAAATACAGGTGTTAATACTGCTGAGTTCGAGATTGAAAGTGCAGTCATTCCAGCACTTGTTGCTACTGAGAATACTGGCTTTCCAGTCGGCTTAATTTTCGCACTAAATGGAATGCCACCATCGATAGGTGAATCCCCGATTTTGATGCTTGTAACGTATCCGTTAAACGTCCATTTTGCGCCTGTTGATGGAGGTAGTTCGATGATCGCTTCTCTTTTGGTTCTTGAATTAAAGTCGTTCAGCATTGCCATCTGACCATTTGCGTCTGTTTCGCTTAAAAAGCCTTCGATACTTACCTCTCCTGGATCAATTAATCCCGGAATAACTTCTTTATGATAGTCAGCAGATTGGTGCGTGGTTGCTGGTATCATATCTAGAGTGGATTCAATACCACTGATATTTGTCAGCTCGCCAACCGTTTGAGCGTTCCATTTGAACACTGTTCCGAATGCTAATTTCATGGCTTACTCCTCTTCGTAATTTATTTGAAACTCTAACGCCTCAGTGAATAATTTAATAGTCCCGTCAGGTGTTGTTAACTTGTCTGAAAGCTCGTTCTCTAGTTTAATCCACTGAACTTGTATCCCGCTCATGACACCTACGAAATCATTCAGCGCTTTTTTGATTTCTTTTGCAACTTCTTTTGCTTCCACTTTTGAATAGGAAAATGCAGTAAATTGATACATAGGTCTGCATAGTTTAGAGATTCCAGACAGCGTGTGTTCTTTGTTGTCGCTCACTTTTATCCAGATAACCAGAGGGTATTTGGCATCTTGTGGCGACTCATCTGGAAATAATTTGTCTTGAATTTTATCTGTAATGCCAGGCTTGCTTAATAGGAATACCTTTAAAGCTTCATCGATGCCCATTAAACCACCTCTTTCACGCTAACGATCCACCACTCATGCGCCTCGTCTTTATCGTTTACGCCTAATATTTCAAATATTCGAGACCCGTATTTGATTCTGTTCAAGGGCGTTATAGGCACCCTGTAACGTATTTTAAACACTCCCGTGGTCACCGAATTAATCTTTTGCGCTGCGTAAAACTCGCCACTTCCAGAAGATATAAACTCTGCCCACGCTGTTTTGGTAGTCGCCCAGTTGTTAATAGGCGCATTCAATGCGTCTCGCGTTGGTGTATTTGTTTGAATTTCTACTCTTCTAATCACGTTCTCAGCTCCAGTCTGAGTTGCATGGCGAAATCATCAACAAGTTTTCTCACAGTCCCACCCACTTTGTCATTCATTCCCCTATTGTCATAAAGGTCTGAAATAATAAGTAACGAGAGGGTTTTGGCCCTCTCGTCTGTGTTTGGATATGTCTGTCCGATTGAACCTTTTAGGTAAGAATCGGCAGCTGACATTAAACCTGTTATCAAATTGTCGTCCTCGGTGAAATCCACATGCAGAAAATTTTTAACTTCGTCTAAAGTCAGTGCTGCCATCGTTCACCTCTATTCAGTCGCCATAATTCCTGCGTCGATCAGTTTAGTTAGTAGCGCGTTGAAGTCCGTCTTCAAATCGGCGATTGTCGTGGCGGTGCTTTGCGCTTGAAAAGCGACTGGACCACCTTCAACTGTACCGAGAATTACGATTTTCCCACCAATCACCAGCGTGTCGCCACCATCTGTGGAGTAGTTCTTACAAGTATTGCTCATAGCTTCCTCCTACACTTCCATTTTGAGTGCAACGAACTTTTGAGAGTTCTCAATCTTAGAGTCAGCTTCTACGTATCCAAGAACGCCTACTGCATTTTGAATAGCATAAACTTCATTCAAGACTTTAACTTCAACGTCTTTTGATAACTTGATTGCCATACCTGACATGTCACCATATAAAACTGGAATTGCATTTTCGGCAACTGCAGGCATATTGTCGTCGATTGAAACTGGTTTTCCAAGAAGAGACCATCCGCTACCTGATCCAAAATCTCTAATCAGGATGTAATCGCCTGCTCCGTCTTTGAACTTTCTGATGTGTTTGAACACCGCTTTGTTCATGGTCCAGTATGCATCTGGTTGATATACTTCTGGAACTTCGAGTTGCATGTCGATTAATTTGTCTGCAGTGATTGCGCCGATTGCGATTCCGCCAGCGTTCATAACATTGGTAGTTTTGATAGCGCCAGTCATGTGACCAGCTGCGCCAGTTCCTGCAATCGCTTCTTTTGTTAAGAAGTCTGCAAGCGCCTTAGCGATTTTCTTGATTACGAAAGTAAGGACATCAAGATCGGTGTTGTTGATGAAGTTTTTAGAAATTTTTGCAAGCGCTCCGATTGAAAGTGCAGATAAGTCTACAGAAGTGAACTTTCCTGCGTGAGCTGTCAGGTCTGTAAACTCAGTTGCGTAGCCTGCTTGAATGTCATCGCCGCCATCTGCTCCGTAAACCGGAATTGAGAATGTGCCTTTTGCGTAGTAAATTGATGCTTTTGAAAGAATTGGTGATAACGTTTTTACTTCTTCGATGATTTTGTCAGAAACTGTCTTCGGAATTACAGCTCCATTCGCTCCGAAGCTAAGCGCTTTACCTACGCCTCTAACATAATCGACGAATGCTTTTTCTTCATCGCTGATCGTAGTTTTGTTTGATACTTCGTCTGGCACTTTCGACTGCTCAAGTTTGAATAACTTTTCTTCTGTGCTGTACTCAGCTTCAAGAGCATCATAATCAGCTAAAAGTTCATTTGCTTTAGCGATTTCTCCAGACTCGAGTGATTTTCTAGCTGCATTTCTGATATCTTCCATTTTCGCTAAGAGCTCTCTCATTTTTTTATTCATTCTCTTGTTCTCCTTTTGATTTAATAAAAATAAAAGACCTAGCAAGCTTAATCTTGATAGCGTCTTTTTCACTGGTTTGCGGTTCCTTCTGTTCTGGTTCAGTCGTTTTTTCTGCGCCATACTCTTTTACGACGCCTGCTTTTGGTTGCGCTGGTACTGCCACAAATGAGAGCTCGTATGCGTCTTTCGCATCGAGCAATTTGAAATAGCACCATTTGCCTTCGTAAGTCTCGTTAGGGTAATGATCACACCAGTGTTTTCTGTTATTCGTTCCACAGATTGAGCACTGGACATTATTGACCGTGCATCCTACCGACACTTCCTTCTTGATTCCGGCTGATATTTCAGTGATCAAATCCTTGTTGCTTTCGGTCCTGACCATGTAGACCTTCGCGATAAGCGAATGATACTGCTCACCTGCTTTAGTTAATCCTTCACCTGGAATAACCTCTGTCGAATAGATTCGCGCTACTTGGTTCTCAAACTTGGCCGTGTGATTGCCGATAACTGTTTTCCCGATGTATAAATCCGCTAATTGCTTGAGCGTATCCAGCGGGAACACTTCGAAGTCTCTGTCGATTTCGTTGTCGCACATTGCAACTTTGAAAACGAACAAGTCTTCTGCTTTCAGTTCTTTGATGGCGTGCTGATTGATAAGCACCAGATCGTCATCGGTTATTTCCAGTCCGTCTACTTTTGCGGCTTTTTTAATTAAATCTGGCACTTAACCACCTCCATTGCTTGTGTTGAAATTTTTCCCAGCATCTTTTACAGGAATCATATTGGATTGAATCAAAAGAACATCTGCGCCTTCTTCACTTGGTAAATCGAGCATGCTTCTTGCCTCGTTTGGCGTTTTAAGACCGCCTGCAACAGCATTCTTAAGCGTTTCAATCTGTGTTTTTAAGTCTGCCCTGAGGATTACTGACACGTTGAATTTCGCATAATAACCTTCAGAAAGCTCCTTTTGAGTAAGCAACTTGTAGGCAATTTCTTCTTCGTACTGTTTCAAAATATAAAGCAGTGTGTCTACATAGAACGCCAGTTGCTGTTGTTCTGCGGCGGCATAGCTCGATTTTTCATAATCGTTAATCTGATTTGGTTTGATTCCGAAGGCTGCCGCGATTTGCAGTGCTGAATACTTTTTCAGCTCGATGAATTGGTTGTCTGCCAGCTTTATATTGAGCGGTTGAAGTGTTGAGCCTAACGGTATAGGTATGATTGATTTGACCGTGTCATCGTTTCCAAGCGCAAAGTCCTCAATTCCCTTAACAAATTTCTTTGTCAGTTCATCATTTAAGGAACCAGTGTACTGAAGAACCGCTTTAGCTGTGAATCCATTTTCATAGAGCTTGTTAAGCATCGACTGTGCCGTTAGGTTTCCTGTTAGCGATGTCCTTAGGATGTCTCTAACCGCTAATCCTTTGATTCCATCTAGACTTGAGGATGTCTTAAAATGCATGATGCTGTCGCTAGAGAACTTGTAGTTCTTCCCAGTTTTAGGATCCGTGTAGATGTACCACAAGGCGTTTGCAGTGCCCCATAGATTAGCATCGTCGATGTACTCGTTAACGAATTGGCTTGGCAGAATCCAAAGTGACGCTCTCGAACCGGCGCCATTTATCAATACATAACTGTTACCATAGTGGTTACGGTTATGCTCAACCGTCGACCAGAAATGCGTGGCTGTCATGTAAGGATTCGGTCTGGTTTCCAGCATGTTGTAATACTTGTGCTCTCTTGCTTTTCTGACTCCTCTGTTTTCAGTTTGTTGCTGAATTTTAAGAGGCAATTTGCCTAAAGATTCCGAGAGAATTTTCAAACATGCAAAGTAAGTCGCCTCTGACATCGTGTCAGAAGAAGTTCCACCAATATTGAGCATGTCTATTAATGCTTGAAAGGATGGATCAACGGTTAAATCGGTGCCTTTGTTACTTCGTTTGAACGGATTTTTTAGTTTAAATCCACGTTTTTCGATGCGTTTCACCTCCTTTCAGGCATAAAAATAAGGCATTGACGTATGCCTTTACGAGATATTCGGATCATCTCCTTACCATCCCATGCGCTCAATGTACTTGCGCATTTCACTTTCTACATCGATAGCCACTTCTTTTTTCATGGCCAGCACATGGCTGTCGATAGCCGCATCTACCGGGTCAATCCTTTGTGTTCTTGAATTTGGTTCTTTGTCCACTTTGATTTCGCAGAAACTATTACTGGTCGTTTTTGCGTTTATAAATGACCATATGAATAGTGCATTTTTTCTGTCGAATTCGATGTCTTTATTTCTTATGAGCAGCTGAAGGTCTACTGTCGCATCGTTTAGGAAACGCGCCGATTGAGTGATCATGGTGAGTGGACATCCCAACTCCTCCAAATCTGCTAGGAATCCGTCAGCGTTATGCGGATCGTATCCTATCCCTAAGAAATTGATGTTATACTCGTCTCTCAGCTGTTTTAAATGCTTAACGATATACTTATAGTCGTTCTTGAAATCTCCAAGGCCACCAGTAACGGTTATTAACCCTTCCTGCTCCCAAATATCGTAAGGTGCGATATCTGAAATGATGTGTTCCTGGAGTCTTGCCCTTGGCATGAATGAATGGGAATAAAAATAGAACTTGTATCTGCCGTCTACGACAAACTCAAATTCTAAATTGATGGTTGTAAGGTCACCGCCTGATGATAAGTCCATGCCGACATAGCAGGATTGACCTCTAAAATCGTCGAGTGTTCTGTCGCTTGCACATTGCATGAACGATTCCACGTCGACATATTGGTTGTCACCCTTTTGGACCCATGTGTTAAGCCTTTTTGTCATGAAATCTCTAAGCTCAAAACCGCCGATTTCCCTGGCTTTCAGAGCAGTGTCCCTCATATTTTCTATACCTTTTGGCTCTGCGCAGGTGAGCGGATTAGATTTAATCCAATTCTTTTCATCCCAAATATCATCCCCTTTATCCATGCTGAAAATTAACGCGAACATCGTTTCATTCGCGAATCCACCGCGAAGAAGTTTCTCGCACATTACCCGCTGCTCATAACACGGTGAGTTTAAATTGAATCCCGCAGTTGTGATTATCGATATCAGAGTTTCATCCAAAAAGCCTGTTCCACCCTCTAAAAGCTTAAACATTTGGTTGTCGGCATGCGCATGATACTCGTCAACCGAGCCAAATATCGGCCTGAAGCCGTCTATCTTCTTGGTGTCTCTGGATAGTGCGCGTATAGTCGACTTTGTTAACTTGCAGAAAATTTCGCTTTTGTAGTCTTTGACCTCATAATATTCTGCCAGTTCGTCATCGGCTTCTATGAATTTCACGACTTCATCGAACACTATCTTCGCCTGATCCTGCTTCGTTGCTGCCAGGTATAGTTGCCCGTAGTTATACCCACTGAAATTTCCAATGTATCCTGCATTGATTCCGTTTACCAGCGACTTGCCTTGTTGTCTGGCCATCTCGATGTAAGATACGCGGAACCTTCTAAACCCTCTGCTGTTTCTCCAGCCGTATAAACTCCCGAATATGAAGTCCTGGAATCCTTTTAGCTTAAGTTGCTTTTTCTCTTGGCCTTCGGCAATGAAAAGAGTCTCTGCGAACTCAATTACTTCGTTTGCTTTATCCACATCGAAGTAGTACATGAATCCTTCAGTGTTTTGCCGCTCTAAATCCTTCAAATGTCTTTTGCATGCTAATATCTGCAGTTCACCTGCTACAATCTCTCCTGCGACTACTCTTTTCGCGTAGGCTGTACATCTATCCATTAGCTTGCTCCGGACTTATTGAACTTGTCGAACTTATTCTTTTTAGGTTCTTCTTTCTTTGCCGGTATGGTGAGTTTGCATCTGGATCCAATTGTAAGGCCTAGTTCTTTACTAGCAGCTAACATTTGCCTATACGCTCTGTCCTGAATCTTCGAAGCGCGTTCGAATGCTTTAAAGTCGATCTCACCGTTAGTCATGGTTTTCTTCACGATTTTATTGCATTTGATATAGTGATCTTTGGCGATTATGTAGCTCGCTAAAGCTTCGACATCTAGATTCGTCATAATGTTAATTTTTACTAGCTCTTTTGCTATTTTTTCGAACTCTTTTTTTTGAGCGGCTGTAAGATGCTTCGGCGCAGTAATTCCATCGTTTCCGGCAATCACTTCCAATTTTGTCCGATTTTCGATTTCTTGCTTAGTTAAATGTGTCTTGCCTTTTGCGATTATCAGGCTTACAGGCTCTCTCTTTCTTCCCATGTTCTCACCCCGCAATTTTTGAGAATAAAAGGAGTTTTTGCTGGAAAACACTCCGACGCCCGTTCTATAGTGATAGCTTTCAAACTTTTTTATAGCCCCCTAGCCATTCTAATTACTAGGTTTGCGTTTTCTTGAAGTGAAGCGTCCATGTCTAATGTTATGATGTCTCGTGCAAAGCCCTCTTAGGTTTTTTATATCAAGTCTTTTTTCCCACGCTTTGTCCAGTGATTCGATGTGGTGAACCTCTGCCGCTAGTTCTATTCGAATAGCGTTCTCTTCTACACAATCTTCACACTTGTAGTTAATCTGCATTAGCTTTACATAACGAAGTGTCTTCCACTCTTTCGAAGCATAGAATGCGTCGTGTAACGGATTCCTTTGACTGTTATATTGTTTGGTTCTCTTTGCTTTACTTTCAGCTGCGGCTATGTCTGCTAATGGCTTGCACTTCTCACAGTAAGTAATGCCGAACGGTATTATGGTTTTGCATCTTGCGCATTGCTTCGTTAACATTTAATTAACCGCGCGCCGCACGTTGCGCAATAATCATTGTAGCCATAGTCACCACAGCAATCACACTGGAATAATTGAGTTCTGTCTTTCACTTTGCAGTTTCTGGTATTCATATCGCCATCGTTACATGAATGACACCTATCACAGTCCGCCCGATCATCACAGTCGTGGCATACACAATCATTGCACATATCATCGCCGCCTTTATCTTAAACATAAAAAGAACGCCTATCTCTAAGCGCTCTTTCACGATTTCATTATACTACTTTCTAGTGTTCACTTGGGTTCGCTCTTTCTCTATCCCCATCATTCTTAGACAATTGCTATGGATATGATGTATTTGCGTCCATCCGTAATGCATCTCTACCGCAATCTCGGTCCATTCTTTGAAGTGGATATACCTAAGTCTCATTAACAGTTTTTCTCGCTCTGGAAGTGCTTCTATCGCATCCTCAATCTTTTTCAATGCTTCGTATGCTTCAGCGAGCAATACAATCAATTTTGCCTCTACTTCATCCAGCTTAATTACCAGGTCTCCTATTTTATCTTTAAATCCAGTGCTTCTAGGTTCATCGCTTAGTCTAGGAGATTGGCATGCTCTAAGTGCTTTTAACTCTTCTAGCGTTTCTGTTAATCGCTCGATGTTCTTACGTTTCCACCAGTACTCTCTTAAATCTGATTTATCCAAATTAGCCCCCTAAAGTGTTTTTATATGCGTCCCAAAGGCTTAGCCCCAATCTTTCTATTGGACGCATTGCCCTTTCTTTGCAATGCATAGGCATTGGACGTTCATTTATGCTATTTAGAGATGCTTTAAATCCTTTCAAGTATCTTTCGTATATCTCGCTTCTGATTCTTTCGAGTTTCACATGTTGTCGCCTTTCTCTAGGCGTCGGATTCCTTTTAAGTTCTATGTCTAGCATCCACTTATCGAGTGCTTGAAATACCATGATTACCTCCTAATCAAAACGGTACATCGTCGTCGTCTTCTAATTGCTGAAAGTCTTCGAAATTTCCTGTGCCAAAACTGAAATCGTCATCACCTGATTTTGAAGGTTTGTATTCTCCCCATTCTAGAAACTCCACGCGATTGGCTAGCACTTCCGTAGTGTATCTGGTTTCTCCAGCGTTGTTTTTATAACTGCTAGTTTGGATACTGCCTTGAATAGCAACCATTTTCCCTTTTGCCAGATACTGAGAGCAGTTTTCGGCTTGCTTCCCCCAAACTACTATTCGAATAAAATCGGCTGTCGGTCGGCCTTCTGCTTCGAAAGCAGCTTTCTTTTCTTTGGTTAATCCCTTATCTATGGCCATGGTGAAGTTCGCCACTGCTTGTCCACTACCTGGTACAAATCTTAGTTCCGGATCTCGAGCGAGACGCCCAATTAATACTACGCTATTCATTTTCCCCTACTTTCTCTAATATGCTATCGTTAACCGGCTCATATGGAATCGGGCATAGCATCCTTCTCGCTTCATAATTCATCTAGACAAAATCTCCCTTCTCAATCGACATGCATGCATACCCTTCTTGAAGACCAAGCCCTTCGTGAATGTACAATATCTTTACAAACATCTCAAAACCAGTGTATTCATTTGTGTCATCATCGATTGCCTTTAAGTGCAAGATTTCTCCCACTTGAAATCCTCTATCGTTTTTTCTGATTTCAAACCTCTTGCCAGAAATTAAAATGTCTATAAAATACTTTTGTTTGATTTTAAGCTCGTGTACTTTCAACTTTGCCCTCACTTTCTTGCTTGTGAGCTTCAATCATTACTACGCACTTTTTATACAATAAATATCTTTTTGTGAATTTGCTTAGTGGCTCGTTTGACATAGCCACTTTTAGTTTTCTGTAGCAATCCATCGCATTTTCGCCAATTGATAATCTCATTCCGCTTTTTGTGTCAGTAGCGTTGCAAGCATTGCCACTTCTAAAAAAACCAACCTCGACAGTCTCTCCGTTAAGGTTTAACTCTTTTACGAGTCCATTGACCCGTGTTACTACAATTGGATTCGATAAGTTGTTTCCTCTTTCGCAAATTAAAAACGTTTTTTTCATTTGGATTCCTCGCTTTCAAGGTGTTTTTCTAAAGCTTTCCATTTCTGTCGAGTATTTTTCCAATCTCTGTTTTTCCACAACCACATAATAGCTCGTATATAATAAAACGGTTTTCTAAGCATCATTTTCCCCCTTTAGTCTGCTTTTCACAATCTCTGCATATTCCATCTATAATTTGATAGTCGACAACTTCAAAACCACATGAGATACACCTTTTGAATACCGGCATGTCTCTTCTTAACCTGTTATCTTTTAATGAATTCTTTGATGAACGTATTTTAGGTGTAAGATATTCCCTCAAATATCTATCAAATACAAAAGAATCTGGCCACATCACTCGCCCTCCATAATCTTTAACGCTTCTTTGAGTCCTTCTAGCATGCCTTTATTTATCGGCTGACCGTCCCATTGCTGCTCGCCATAACTGATCAGTTCTTTGAGCTTATCAAGTTTTGATTCTTCCTTTAAGGTTTCAAACTTGTTCGTTTCCCCTTCCCAACACCACCGGCAGTCGTTTGTGCATCCACTATTAACATCACTTGCACGAGGCATCCCTTTTATGTAGCTCCCTGGGCATCGTGCCGTGAGTTCCTCTAAATTGATGATAGTATAGCCAACCTCATTCAGTACGGCTTGTATTCTGTTCATTCTGAACCTCCTTAAAGAATGTCATCCCGGCGACTTTGTACGGTAGGTCCTTTGGCTCGAGCAGCTGAATCTCTTCCCACTGCCTGTCACTAACCGTTGGATTGTTCTCAATAAACCCAGAAAGCTTGTCTTTCATTTTTTCAAATGTTCCTTCTATGAATATTCCAGGATCTCTATCAAAATTTATTAAATATCTAGCCATTGAACTTCATCACCCCCATACCGCCACACGAACATTTGTTCTTTAAATGAATTTCACCAAGCTTAGTCTTCTCTTCGTCTACTGGCATTTCTTGCAGACATACTCTGCAGATATAAATCATTCCTAGTTTAGGATCAGGCTTCTTCATTGTCCAAATCTCCCTATCATCATCGTTGTCGCATATCTGGCTTTTAAAGTTGTTTCACCCATGCGTTCTTTGCCATATTTGTCTAATAACCAGTTGAGCATCTTTTCAGTCTTCTCGTTGAACTGTACTGTTTTATTATTCCTCAAAGCATATATAAGTTCTTGCTTAGCACCTTCGCTCTCAGTCCAGTTGTCCATCATCACCACGATGTCGCAGATATCGATCATCGCTTTACATACATGCATGTACTCATGGTGTTCGAAACCCGGATAAGGAAGCACCGCTGGGTTCATGACGGTGTACCCTTGCTCTGTGAGCTCCTTTTCCTTTGCCGCGAATATCTCTTTGTAATCAGGAAGACCTGTTATCTTCCCTGCGATGTATATCTTCTTCATAGATAATTCCTCCCGAATATTTTCATAAAGTCCAGGTGAGGGTAATCACGCATGAACTTGCGCTGCATGATCTTCTGGAGCATCTGGTTATACTCCTGCGATGGTTCTTCCTGTGCGAAATCGTGGCAACCTGGTAGGCACAGCGGCACTACTAAGCCATACTTCCTTGAAAGTCTTCGGTACTTGGCTCCCATGAGTGGTTCGTGCATGGTGATCGTCACGAACGGCTTTCTCGCCCCACACCTGAAGCATTCATTTGGATTCACGCGCGGTATATCGTCCTCTAAAGGAATAGCGTCTTGCGTCATGCAGCTGAAGCACACCTGCGCGCCTTCCGGAATTATCTCCCCACAGCCGACACATCTTTCAGCATCCATCTAATCGCCTACTTTCTTCACTAAGTGCCAGTTCTCACCGATCCAGTAAAGCCACTCCATATCGATGGTCTTCATTTCGCTGAGTTGCTTGTTGATTTCCACCTGCTGCTTCTCCATGTCTTTGATTACCTGGTCTTGTACGGTGATTCGATGCTCCAGCAGAACGCTCTCTGCGGTCAATTCCTCTAAACGATCACTTGTCAGGTCCAGCTCTTCCATCTTTTGCACTATCAGTATGATCAGCACGACGATGACGAGGATGGTCAACGCTGTGTCTAGTTTCTTAATTCCCATATGCACCTCATTTCTTTAGCATCATGCGTTGGTACCGCTTTTGGTCCATCACCTCAAATTTCCCGAACGCTGAGTAATTGGTATTCAAATTTTTTAACGCTCTCAGGGCCGCTCCCGGTGTCTTATACACTTTAGGGTATTCAGAGCCACTCATTTGTGGCTCTTTTCTCCCATTTATGACAATAACTCTGCCCATGAAGTACTTTCTCGTTAGCCCTTTCGAGTCGCAGTAGATGATGTACATGTCCCACCTACTGTTTCATGTTCTCCAGAACTTTGTTGATGGCCTCTTTGTAGCGGTTAGCCATGGTTTCATCGATTTTACTGATTCTTTCATTGATGGCGATCAGCTCGTTGAAGAGGTTGATGATGACTTCCAGAGTGGCCTTAAACTTCGCGCTGTCTTCGCCCATGGAGAGTTTGGTTCGCATTTTCTCCATCTCGATTTCAACTTCTTTCGGAATGACTTCTTTCACCTCTTTGATGACTCTAGGTTCTTCCGCTTGTACATCGGCCACCTTTTTCCTAAGTTTGGTTATCTCAGCATTGGCCTTAATGAGCGCTTCCTGAGCCTTCTCCAGTTCCTTAGGGTCTGCGTTGCTCTTCTTCAGCTCATCAAGTTTTTTCTGAATTGCATCTGTTTCGACGATTTGCTGTTTAATGCGCTCGTTTTCATTAGCCATATCGCCTATGCTCTTCATGAGCTTGTTTTTCTCTTCCTCGATAACCTTCTTTTCTGCGATTGCCTGCTCGAGTTCCCTTGTAGACATGCTCGTAATGTCGTTATCTTCCAAGAAGTTTTCGCGCTCTTCTGGTTCAAGTCTAAGCATTGCCACTGCTTGCGTGTAGCCCAAATCCGCAAGCGGATTGCGGTTTTGATTTTCAATTAAATTTTGGCCATATTCTTCGTATATTCTCATCAAATTTTGAGCCGTTCTTTGAGAATAACTCACTTCGGTTTCAAGCCACTTTTCCCAATTCCCATGACCAATTAGCTGCTTGGCTTCTTTTAGCCTTTTTCCTATTTCAACCGCACTGCTTAATAGTATTTTGTTCGTTTGAGCTTTGATTATGTTGATTTCTGTCGCGATTACATTGTAATCTCTGACCATTTCCATTTTTTCATCAATTTGCAATTCGGTGCTCATGTTGTGCCCCTTTCCGTTTCCTGTTTAGTTTAGTCATAAACGCAGCAAGCGCTTTCTTTGCGTCAGCTTCCTCTTTCGGTATCACTTGGTTATGTTTTCCTCTGCACTGTATCAGGTCCATGCTTTTCCCGATTTCAATGGTATATTGAGGTTGTTCTGGTGCTTCGCATTTTCTCATGAGAAAGATGCTCGTCTTTTCGTTTGCATACTTTTCGATATAGTTCTTCACACAATGTCCTAGTGCTTTGCTTTCATTGAGTAAATCCTGCGAAGAACCTGCCGGATAGACGATATAGCCATGCGAGATTGTTTTGAATTTGCTTAATTTGTCAGCAATTTGAGCGATTTTCTCGTCGTTTTCTTTATTATCCTCAATGATCACCATATCAGCGATATCTTGGTGCGTTTTGTCCAGGTTCTTTGGATAGATTTGTCTTCTTCCCATATCCATCCCCAACTTCTTCATATCAATCAACATGTCTATATAATCTCTAAGTACTCCTCCGATTGAATAGTACTTTTTAGGATACTTAACGAGCTGGTCATTCAGATAATCTAATAATTTTGTCGGCTTTGTGTATGTGAAGAGTTCTTTCAATTCCATCCTGTCTGATGTACTGGATTTCAGTAGCTTTCCGATTTTGATGGCTGCGTCTAATTCAACTGCATTATCCCCGCTAAACCCCGCTGCTTTAATCGCTTGTACAACATGCAGGTCGAAAAATGATTTTCTTTCTTGATCAAGAAACACTTTAATTTCAGACTTATTCAATTTCAGCATCTTTTGGATGGTTTTACCTCTCCAATTAACGCTCGAATAGGTCAAATAGCCTTTTGTGTAGTCGCCGATCATTTCGCTCAAACCGATTTTTTCTAGTTTCTCTATGTTTGGATACTTTACGTACAGTTCTACTAGTTTTATCGGATCGCTCCATCCTATACAGCTAATAGGGAAGTATTTAAAAGGCTCACTGTTTTTAATGGCGTTTTTTAAAGAGTCTGTTTCAACTCCTGCCCAAATGCTTGATTCGGTATGAAACATGGTGTTCCTAAAGTACCACACTCCTCCCCACTGCTTGGACATCATTCTGCACGGCGATTTTACATCGTAGTAATAACGATTTTCCTCTGTGACTTTATCAATTATTGAAAGTGCATCCAGCGTGTCGTGCCCTTCTACGCTTCTTTTTGCGGTCAGTTGGTAGGCAATGACTATCTCGTTTGAAAGCGAAGAGTTTGCAAAGTATATGAACTCTTTGAAAACCGATTGCCTAAAAGTTTGATATTTCACATTTCTCACTATCAGCTCACTATTGCAGCTTTCACACATTACCGTTGATTGATTTTTAACTACGTGTTTGAGCTTGCCTTTGTGCCCACAGTGGGAACATTTGGTTTCCACCTTGTTTCCTGTTCTGTAGATAAAAAGGTATCTCTGCTTAAGCATCAGCTCGTCGTTAATCCATTTTCTAAGGTTTAGCATAAAATCGCCATCATTCAAGTGTTTAAAATGAGGATCAAACGATTCAGGGCTAACGACTCCTTTTCTATTTAGACTTCTAATGAGTTCAACTTCATGTATTGCGTCCATGTTGCCTCCTCTAAAAGAACTCACTAAGGTCTACTGTGATTCGTTTAGCCTCTTGTTTAACCGGCTCAGTCTTTACTGGTTTTGGCGCATCTGCCTTAACTTTTTCTGCAGGTATGTTTGCCACTACTTCTTCTGATTGAACTGGCATTGCTAACCCGTCAACATCGATGTTCATTGAGAATGAAATCTTAGCATTCGGAAAATAATAGGCGGCTGCTCTCTGGTAAACCTCTAAATCTGATATTGAATTGCCGACACCGCTCATAATCTTCTTGAGGCAATCTCCAAGAGTTCCTTTGTTGGCCAATACTGCCTCAGCAAATCGCTCGTTTTTACAAAACAGAGTCAGTGTACTAACTACATTACTGGCAATTGCACCTTCTTTTCCTCCACCCTTAAACTTCTTGAGCTCACTTTGAAGCTTTTCCTGCGCTGTTGAGTACTCGTCTTGTTGGAATTTGGTTGCCACATCGCTATTAACCTCAGGCAAAACTTCTTGAGATTCTGAAGTGTCCACATCGACATCATCTTCTTCGACGTCGTCATCATCTGATTCTTTATCAGCACACGCTGAGCATAAATCGTCTTCCACCCAGCTACATCCACCTTCACAAGCATTATCTTCAGTGCATCCGCACACTCTACATTTTCTAGCCATGGCCCCCTCCTATAATCCTCTCTCTTTCATTTCCATAAGCGTGGTTGCTGAGATGTCTATGATATTTGAAATCTTCTCAGTCAAGTTTTCAGCGTCCATGCCTGTATATAAACTAGCAATCTCTTCCACGTAAGCTTCATAGGCTGCCTTTCTGATTTTGTTGATAAGAGTTCTGTGGTACTCATTGACTTTAACGTTATCGATTACTGGACCGGCACCCTCTAAAGAAGCGATGGTTTTAAAATCGATTCCAGGATTCGCATTGATGATCATCCGAGTAGGAAGTTCATGCGCTTCATCAGCATCAGTAATTATGTTCGCTTCTACATTTTGAGTGGTCGTTTCGATTACTTGGCCACACGACTCGTTAAGTGGCGGTACAAAGTGCGTTTCGTTCATCTCGTGCTTCTCCTCTTCCTTGTCGACTTCTAACTTCTTAGCGAGCTCTTCGCGTCTTTGGTTCAGTGGTTTAACTGATTTCTTATCGTTTGGCACAATCTCGATGCCTGAATGATTTTTCTTGTTCTTTGATCCTGCTGGTCTACCCATGTCTGATGCTCCTTTCAATTTTTCGATTTCTTCTGGCGTGGCTTTATAGACGATCAGTGTATTGTCACGCGCTCTATTCTTTTCTCCCCATTCAAGTTCTCGTTTTCTATCCAGAATGCTCATAGCCTTTTCCTCCCGACAAATATTTGCAGTCTGGTTTACCGCGTTTATGATGGCTCAGGAATGCACATTTAACTTCACAGGTCTTTTCATGGCTACAGTGTGCGCAGCAGTTCGATTCACATTTAACGCCACTAGGCTCTGGATAGATGCATGTGTACTTCATCCCGTGTCCTTTCTTAATCTTAAATAGACGTGGTAGCCGGTGAACTCATTGAAGGATACCTGGATTCCATAATCTTCGTCTGTGATGCGCCAGCCTTTATACTTCCTTCGCCAGTACTCCTTATCCGTTAGGCCCTTGGCGATTCGGTCAAGTTGCCTTTTAGTGTATTTGGTATCATTCACCGGCATTTCTACCGGTTTAGTGAGGTTCTGGCTAGGTGACCATTTGCGTTTGCTCTGCCCTCTTTTGGTTAGATACATGGCCAGACCGGCGAGTCCATTGTTATCAGGTTCTAAAAGTTGCCCACTACATCTGCCTATCTTCGGTCCTTTCTTTTGGCCTTTATCCCTTTTCATCCTCCAGAGATCTTCCAGCTCATCTCTCGATAGTTCGCCATCGATGACCAGGTGATGATGGATGTGCTTCGGATTATCATCCTTATCAATGTCATACTCCATGATCACGATGTACTTCGCCGGGCCAATTCCCTTTTGCTTTCGCCTGTAGTTGACCCTCCTGAGGTAGTTCTTGAAAATCGCCTCAGCTTCCTCGATGGTATCCGGATGGTGCTTAGTGGTGTATGAGAAATAAAGGTGATAGTCCTTATCTGTAAAATTAGAATTTAGCAGTTGAATCAGGTATCTTTTTGAATTTTTATCATTAAGGTTTCTCTGCTTAGGTAGGGATACATTTTTACGCTTTCCCCTTTTTTTACTTCTGGCTTCCTTCTGCGACATTGTGTAGGGATATATGTCTACTTCCATGTAATTCTTCCCGCACATGATTTTCTTTTCTCTGACCATAGACGCCCTCATAGTTGAAAAGTTAATACCTATTACAAGGTCGATTAAGACCTCCGAAACAGGCATTTTATTGACTTCTGGCGACTTATGCTTTATAATGAAATTAGGCATAAAGCATTTTTGTCGGCCAGATAAAAATGAACTAACAAGGCACTTCGTTCCCGCGAAAGTGCTTTTTCTTTTGTCTAAAATCTGGATTGGTGCTGATGATCATTTCCTCTTCCTCCAATCCTTCTGAATCCGTCTCAGCTGCTTAGAGCAGTCCGGACAAATGTACCTTATTTCGTCGTATTCGCTTTTCGCGCTGACCTGCCATTTGAGTCTACAGGCATTGCATTTGATTTCTCTGGCCATGATTCGCTCCTTTCGAACCGATGCATTTTGATATCGCTGATCACTTGCTCTGATGTTAGGTGAGCTTCCTCATGTTTGATTAACTCGATGATTCGGTCTGTGGAAACTTGACTACTGAACTTGACGATATCCTCACTGTTTTTAAGTCTGGTCGGGATAAGTATTACCGTTGTCTTGATGGCCATCTTTTGCCTCGCTTTGAAATTTGACTTAATACCAAGTAGAACACCATAACTGCCATCATCCACTCACCACCCACTGCGAAGTATCCACGCTGATTATAAGCTTCCAGGACACCTGCATATGCAAGTGGTGAGGTGATGACCGCTGCCATAATAACTAATCCAGTTCCTCTAAACAGTGACTTTAAGTGTCTCCCTAATTTCCTCAGCATACATTGCCTCTCTAATATGCCCCGACAAATGGGGCTGATTTTCTTTCATGGCGTTTATGAGTAATCTTTTCTCTTTCGTGGTAGGTATATGTTCTTGCAGCTGAGAAGTTCCGAACTTTTCTGTTAGAAACTCCACGGTACCATTGGCACACACGCCATTTCTGACCACTCCTACCCATCCCGCGAATCTGTGCTTTACGATCATGTGGACCTCCAATTTTGCTTAAGCTCCCTTTGGCTACTCTTCATTGGTTGCTTTATTTAATGCAACTGAGTCATATCCCATTTGAAGACCTTCATAAAATGCCTTGCCTAGGTTAATGTGCTTTTCCACAAACTCAGGAGTTGTTTGATTTACACTAATGTCTAGCCCCAGATTTTGTCTGATTTTATTCGGTGTCGCTCCGGTTAACATCCAGTCTATGTAAGCCCTTGTCGCTAACTCGTCCGATAAACCCTTAATTTCTTCTAGTAGACCCGCTAATTCTTTGGCTTTTTCTATCGCATTATCCAATTCTGTAGTGTCTACCTTGATTTTCAATTCCATTGGTTTACTCACATTTCCTCCTTATACTTGCACTCCCAGGTGCCTACATAACGCCTCAATCTTTCTGTCCTGTAACATGATGATCTCCTTTAGGCCGGATACTTCATCGTTAGATTCATATTCAACATACCAGTGCCCTCTTTTACATTCCTGGCCACCTTTCAGTTTGCCATCGAGAATCAATTTCTTGGTCATTGCCGGAGTTCTTCCCGTTTTCTCCTGATATTCTGAAAGCTTTAGAAATTGTTTCATGATATCGCTCCTTTCCTAAATTATGCGCAGTGCTTGATGTAGTACTCCTTAACGATTGATAAGTAGATTTCTCTGAGCTTCTTGTCCAGCTCGATGACGTCCATGTTGTTAATATTCTTCACCTTAGTTTGGCTTGCGCCCTCGAGGTAAAGCCTATTTCTCATGTTGGCCAGTCGTTGATTTAGATTAACACCAGCTCTTCGCTCCAATAATGCATAACTTTCAGTGCGAATCTTCGAAAAATCCTGATTTCCGACCGCTTTGACTATTTTATTAATCATTCGGTTTATGTCGTCCCTCCAGTGATCCGGCGTACTGACGATGGTGTCTTTGATGTTATCCACTTTAGTTTCAATTAAAGAAAGTTTTCGCTCATGCTCTTTCATTATCTGAAGCTGGTGTTCTAGAATTTGAATTGGCGATAATGCATTTTGTTGCTTGTAGCTTTTTTCGACTTGAATGAAGTACTGTCTAATCTCATGTGCTTTTTCTCCACCGCTGATCATTGCGAGATGCTTTGCAATATCGATCGCTATGTGGTAATCAACACTTGGTCTTCCTCCACTAGATGAAGTTTCCGCCAAAATTGGCGTAAAGTCCAAACCTTCTATTAAGTCTAGTTTTTCAGCTTGATACTTAAACCAATTAGTAAAATCTCTACCTATCCCTAACTTCTCATGCAGCTCTCTAGCTGATACGATTTGTTCTTGGTTTTCGTTGATGTCGATTTTAATAATTTCGTTCATGCAACCTCCTTGCTTCTCTGTTTCTTACCACACTCTTTGCCTCGTCCATAGCTGTCACTGCTTCCTGATAACTTAGGCCATTTTCATTAATTAGGTTTGCGATCGCTTGTGCCAATGCCCTTGTCTTCTCGTTACTGTTTGGCCTTACTAGTTCTCTTGATCCGTTCATCTTTTTTTCCTTTCATAAATGTTAGGTTTTGTTTCGTTGAATTATCGGGCCTGACCATCAGGCCCGATGTATCTTTTAGGACACTTTGTCGCTAAAAAAAATTTGAATCATCTTCTCTCCCGACAGTTTTAGAGCCTTTTGTAGCTTAACCATTTCAGGTTGTGTGAATTTGGTGCTTCCATTGATTTTTCTGATCATCGAACTTCTTGATATCTTGAGCTCTTCTGCCAGTTTTTCGATTGTTAGTTCGTTTCTAGTGATTTCTGCTTTTAAGTCATTGATGTTAATTATAATCCCCTCCTTACGCGAAGTGTCCTTTAAGATACTTTAATGTTACACTGCTCAAATGTCATTGTCAAGTCTTAAATGACACTTTTTGATATTTTTTGTTGCATTTATGACACATTGGTGTATAATACAGTTATCGGAGGGTATTTACATGGAAATTCAAGATAAAATTAAGAAGCGCCGCGAAGAGCTTGGATTAACATATGAAGAAATTGGTAATGTCGTTGGTGTTAGCAAAAGCACTGTTCGAAAATGGGAAACAGGCATGATTGAGAATATGCGACAGGATAAAATTATTTTGCTTGCTAAAGCATTGAGAGTCACGCCTGGTTATTTAATGGGCTGGGAAGAAGATGATAGTTCAAGCGATACTGAAATCATGACAATCGCTGCGCACGCTATGCATGATCTTAATGAAGATCAAATCAAAAAAGTAATTGAGTATGCGAAATTTATTAAGTCTCAAGAAGGGAAAAACTAAAGTTTATACTTCAACTATTGTAGTTTAATCAAACTAGCCTGCGGGCATTTGATGCCCCTATCGAAATGGAGTGATATATTTGCAGCACCTTTACAACTTAATAGAGTCAGAAAACATAAAGCTAATTGAAGATGATATTCCTTATAAAGCCAAAGGACTTTATTTTGATAATATCATCGTCCTACATAAGAGCATCGAAACAACCTCCGAACGCAACAGTATACTCGCCGAAGAACTTGGCCACCATTTCACTTCCAACGGAAACATACTGAACCAAACATTGATTAGTTCTATAAAGCAAGAATGCTCCGCACGCCGATGGGCTGTAGAGCAAATGATAAAGCCTGATAAATTGATTGATGCGATTAAATCTGGAGTTAGAAGTCGCTGGGAGTTGTCTCAGTTTCTCGATGTATCTGAAACATTTATTGATGAATCGCTAGTACATATGAAGACGTTGCACGGAGAGTACATAGTAATCGACGGATACGTTATTCGCTTTGATCCTTTGTGGATATATAAATTGCTTGAATAATTTCCAATCAATTATGAACATAACACACGCGCTCACATTAATAAGCCGCTTGGCTATAATATTAAATAGGGGGTACATATGGAATTTTCAGCACAATTGAAGGCCTTCAGCAAAAGAATTGAAGGTTTACTACCTAACATTTTGACAGAAGAAGCTACAAAAAATGCGTTGGTCATGCCTGTTTTTTCTTTGCTTGGATATGACGTGTTTAATCCAGAGGAGTTTGTTCCTGAGTTTACAGCTGATGTGGGCATAAAAAAAGGTGAGCGCGTTGATTACGCTATCAAGATTGACGGATTACCGGTAATGCTAGTTGAAGTAAAGCCCGCTACCGAAAAACTTGATAAGCATGATTCGCAACTTTTTAGATATTTTGCAGTATCTAAAGCTAAGTTTGCAATTTTAACAAACGGTATAAACTTTAAGTTTTATACTGATTTAGACGAACATAATAAAATGGATCTTAGACCTTTTCTTGATATCAACCTTCTTGAACTAAAGGATAGTCAAATCAATGAGTTTATGAAATTCCACAAATCAAAATTCGATGTGAACTATATTTTTAGTTCAGCTGAAGAGCTTAAGTACACAACTGAAATTAAACAAGTTTTGGCAGCACAACTTGACCAACCAACAGATTCATTCATTAATTTCATATTAGCTGAAATTTATCAAGGTCGTAAGACTCAAACGGTTATAGATAAGTTCACTCCAATTATTAAGAAAGCTTATGCACAGTTCATTAATGAAATGATGAACGAGAGGATTAAAAACGCTTTAGAAACAGACTCCAAGAAAGACGAATCGGTTGAACAAAAAATTATTGAGCCTGAAAATATCGGGCCAAAAATTACCACTACCGAAGATGAAATCGAGTGCTATTACATCATTAAAAACATCGTCAGAGAAGTTGTTGACTTTAATCGCGTCACTTACAAAGACACAGAATCTTATTTTAATATTTTATTAGATAATAATGTTAGAAAATGGGTTTGCAGAATTTTCACAAATACTAAAGGTAAGTTTATTCAATTCAACTCGACTACTAATAAGGACAGATATGAAATTTCCACTAACGTTGATATTTATAACTATGCAGAAATTCTGAAAGAGGTCGCAAAAGATATGTAAATAAAAAACGCCCCTAGCGTTCGATCGCCAGAGACGTTTAGATACACAGGCCAAGGTGGCCATGCATACCCTACTTCAAATTCAGTATAGCATTAAACCACCTTGGTTTCAAGTCATGGGCGCAGTCACCCCATATTGAGAAAGGTGGTTTTTTATGGCCAAGAAAACGAATTACGAAGTAAACGGCATAAGCTATTATCGGGTAAGGACTACCCAAGGTCAGCCGATCGGAAAAAACGGTAAGCCGATTCCTAAGGCGTTTACCGGCAAATCTAAGAAAGAGGCTGAGCAAAAGTTAAATGATTATTTGGAAAGTCTGAAACGAGTTAATAAAGACTCGGATAAAACATTCTCGGAGCGATTTGAGAAGTGGCTAAACGTGGTACACGCGTCCTCTTTAAGCGGAAGCAGTTACGCGAGGTATATTAGTACTTTTAACAAATGGATTGCTACAGCGCCATATGCGAGCTTTAAACAGGATGATATCGAAAGCATCGATATCCAGGAGCATTTAAACGGGCTTAAGCCTACCGTCGCTGAACGCGTTTATAACCTCCTGTCGACCTACTTCAAGTACTGCGTGCTCGAGCGCCAGCTGCCCTTCTCCCCGCTCGCCACGGTGAACCTTCCGCCCAGGCCATATGAGAAACCCAAAAAGGACGTTTTAACCCGTGAAGATGTGGCAAAACTTAATAAAATCTTCGCTACGGACCCCAAGCTCTTCATCTTTAAATTTGCACTTTATACAGGCATGCGTGTCGGCGAGATAATGGCACTCACCCATGATGATATTGACCTTTCTAAAAAGACGATTAGCATCACGAAGAACCTGCAACGGATCCAAGAAATAAACGGTCCTAAGAAAACCAAAGTAGTTATTGGTTATCCTAAGACCGATGACGGAACCAGAGTGATTCCCATTTATCCCGATATATTAATGGACTTGAGGGCGCACATGGTGGCCGAAGAGAACAAGCATAAAGCATTAGAAATTGATTTTAGCCGCTACGCCCTGCTATTCACGAACATGTTCGGTAGGCCACTCAGAGCGGATCATCTAAATGAAAACTTTAAAAAGCTGCAGAAGGACCACGGTATCGAGCCAGTTAACTTTCATAAAATGAGAGCGACATTTGCTACCATGCTAGCCGACGCTGGCGAACCTATAATAACGGTCATGGATATCTTAGGCGATAAGGATATCGAGACAGTTTTAAAGCATTATACGAAGGTCGATATGCAGGCGAAATCGCGAGCGATTAAGTCTGCTTCGAAGTTTACTGAGGTCATCTAAAACCAAGTGGTTAAAAAGTGGTTAAATCAAAAAAGTAAAAAGCCAAGACGCTTGAAAAATCAAGGTCTTGGCTTTATTTGGTGCCGAAGGCGGGGGTCGAACCCGCACGAGTGTTACCTCTCCGGATTTTGAGTCCGGCGCGTCTGCCAATTCCACCACTTCGGCTCGCAACTATTTTATATTACCATAAGGTCTTCGTGATGGCAATATCCAATTCAA